TTTATCGCTTTCCAATAGATCCATGTATTGAAATACTAGATCTCCCAATGTACCAGCATCGACTGTATCTGCTAAGTTGTCATAGAACTCAGGGTTAAATTCAGGGCCATCATCTAATTCAATGATTGCAGAGCCATCTTCCTGCTCTTCGACATCAATATCCGGCATGTCGACAAATGCCGACCCGTCTTCTTGTTCGTCAATATTAATATCGTCTGCCATTATTTAACTCTCTTCATTAGTTCTTGACGCATTTGCTCAATAGTCTGTGCCAACTTCGTGCCCCTAATTTTGGTATTGCGAAGGGCACGCAGGTCTAAACCACGATGCTTACCACGTCCTTTTACTTCATGCCACTCAGGTTTGTTATAGGTGCCCGGATCGTTGTGGTGCTCATGACCATGGAACTGATGGTAAAAGTCTTCGACGGCTAGTTTAGTCTTCTTGATCATACTTTATCCCCATCATCATTAGTAGCCAGTTTCATTTCTTCATACTGTGGCTTGATCCGTACTTCTTTATTCTGTGCAATGGTCTTGCCCTTGGCATCTCTTGCATAGATCGGCTTACCACTCTTATTGAGCACAACCTTTTCTTTAGGATCATGGTGAACAAAGAATCCCTGTGAATCGATATGAGCCTCGTTCATTCTACCAGTTGCTTTTTTGTTCTTGAGACCAACAATAACTCCATGTTGCCCTTCCGGTTGCAGATCCATCGGACGGAAATCATGAGTATCGCCATTGATTACTCGGAACTTTTGGCCTGTTTCTTCATCATGAACAGTCTCAGGAATGTGGCCCTTGTGGCTAAATGCCATCGCTACGTTGTCGCCACCTTGCAAACGCTTACGCATCTGTTTCCAGTTGGTGTTTGGATTTTCTACGCCATGCTGACTTACGCCAGTGGAAGAGTAGGTGTAATGATGGTTCGGTGCGATCGGATTAGTGTTGTTCTTGGTGTAGTCATAGAAAGTCACATCAGGATGTGCCTCAATGATGGACTTGTGAACTCGTGGGTTGATGTCCGATAGTACGTTTAAGCGTACGCCTAGGTGATTGTTATTCGCACCAGCCATTTCTTTAGCGGCTTGGATTTCATCGTGTAGACGTACTGCGAATGAATGTGGGTCATGCAAGAAAGCTTGGGTCTTTTTCAAACTGTTCAAGCGTGGGCCTTTGAACTCGGAAAGGTCAGCACCGCCACCCAGCTTGTGATAATTACCCGATGTTTTACCCAAGCACTCTTTCTTGCAGGAAGCTGAGTTAGGGCAGGTGGTAAAGCCTTCCTCTTCATATGCTGGTGCCAATGCTAGACCAGTAGTCTCTACGCCACGTCCATCAGGAAGCTTGAGCTCTTCTACTTTGCCTTGTTCGGTCTTAAGCAACTTGGCGTTTTTACCCAGCAAGTCTTTAGTCATTCCGTTAGGGTTCACGCCAATAATCTTGCCCAGCTTCTGTGCGGCATTGAAGCTATTCATGATCCGCTCTTCGTTTGGCAGGCTCCTGTGGTGAGCTATTGCCTCATCGAATGCTCGTGCCAGCTTCTTAATGCTGATGTCTTTTGGCTCATAGGGCGTGAACTCAGGTTCTTTTCTCGCCTCATGATGACCAGCAGTTTGGATCTTGAACATACGCTTAGGCTGTCCACCTTCTGCTAATCCCTGTGGCTGTTGCTGTTGTTGCTGGCCTTGGTCACCTTGCATAGCTTGCATGGTCTGACCTTGAGGAGTCATAGACAGCATATTGCCTTCAGGAGGCATTGGGCCACTTGGCATTCCACCGGGTGCACCTGTAGGCATACCGCCGGGAGCTGGAGGCTGTCCAGCTTGTGGTGCCTGACCGGGCTGTTGCTGTTGACTAGGATCTTGTGGGTTCAACTGTTGTCCGGGTTGCATGTTGTTGGTGTCTACTCCACCGATTGGCAGGCCATGACTATCAGCTACGCCACCTGTTGCAGGAACTCCTGAGTCGTGTGGATTAGGGCTGACGAAGATCTTAGGATCCATATCCATGGCTTCATTGATNCCAATGTTGTCCATGATTTCAGGATTGCCATGGGTGTTGATGCTATGACGCATCTGTGCCAGTGTTGGGGTATTCATAGGTTTTCCTTGTACGTCGCCGCCTCCTGCATAGAGGTCAGGCAATTGAATCGGTTTTCTTCTTATCTCTTGGATCTGTCCATTGCCATATCGTTCTTCATCTTCGGGACGAACCATATTGCCAGTCATTGCCATCTCTTTACGCAATGCCTCAATATAGTCTTCATGGCTACGACGAGGGAATGGCTCACGCAATTCAGCTCTTGGCAGGAATTGCACCAATGCCTTGTCAATACCCTTGGACGCAAGGGCTCGGCTACGATGACGGCCCTCGTGCCCAGTAATGTGAGGCGTGATAGGCAATCCTACTTCCTGTTTGTCCAATTGAAGGAACGGTACATCATTAAAGCCATGCTTAAGCTTTGCCAAGTGTTTGATGTACTGGTCATGAGTCATCTCTTTTTGGTTGAATTGCTTCTGATATTTCATCATTAACTGTGCTCTTTGCTGGGGATTTAAGTTTGACCATTCTTGATCACTTAATCCGGAATGCAAGAACACTTCACGCATCGAAGGTTTTTTGTCTGACTCGGTGAAGTATCGTTTGTTCTTAGCTATATCCATAGGGATTGGCATAGCGTACTTCTCAAAGTCGGCAGGGTTTATAGTTGCCACCGCTCTTGCGTTGTCACCTGAAAATGCACTTCTCAGGGCGTGGTAGCCATACATATCGTGAAGGTTTGGTATCTCATCTTCGGCACGTTGAAGCCTCAATGATCCATGTTTACCTTCTCTGTCCTTGATGTATTGGCGTAAGTCTTTTACGTCACCACCATCGGCTTTGGTGATGTCATGCTCATTTGGATCATAGGTGCCACGGTTACCGATGGCTGATTTGAGCTGGTGTGGATGAAGCAAGATATGGCTGTCACCTTCACCTTCATGCTCGTTCTTGTATACGATGCTGTCATGCCCAAGCTTATGCAGGTATGCCTTCAAAGCTTTTGATTTCTCGCCCGGATTCCATTCATAGTCATTGGCCCACAATCTATTGCTTTTCTTTCCTAGAGCCTTATCCATATTGAACTCATCATTGAAGTAGTCATCAACGTGTTCTTTGGGGATCGAATGAATATGGCCTTGATCTGCTTTCTCCATCATTGTGCTAAGGATGTCATTGACACCCCAGCGGCCTGACCTGTTTTCATCCAGTCTCAATGGGTTCTTGGTATGGATGTGCAATGGCATCACGCTTGGTGCTTTATCTACAGTGCGAGAGAAATTGCCCGGCCCACTAATATCTTTAATTCGTTTGTTAGCTTGGTCAGCAGTGCCAACATGGATGCCAAACTTATAGTATTCGTCATCCCCATGGTTTGTTTTGGGCGTGGCGAAATCATCATAGGTGCCATGGTAGACACGATTCTTTACCTTGCTGTCTTTGAGATAGGCCGCTTTGCCGCCTTTAGCCATTCTTTGCTTACCGTTGTCCTTGAGCCATTGCTCATAGGTCGGCTGGTTTGGGGTGTGGTGCTTTTCGTAGTAACTCCGGTACTCGTTGCTCAGTGCTTCGTTGTGCGTGGCTTTACGCTTGAAGTCTTCGATCTGAGCACGAATGTGTGGGGGTAACTTGTCGGGCACGATAGTATCCAATTTGAGTAATAGTGTAATTATGCTATGGGAGGGCAATTAGGGCAACGCCCATCACCTTGGCACACTCCGAGACTCTCGCAACTCCGCTTGCTCTTTTCTCCACTTGATCCATTCTCTGAGTTGTTGGACGGCGAGTTGTTCCCAAATTTCGGTGTTGGTTTGGACGCTGATCTCGAAGCTATTGTTTCTGACAGTACATCGAACCCCATCGAGATAGAGCGTTCGCTCGTACGTCTCGTGGTCTTTTTTGTAGTACATGTAGTCTTCATTGCCCATCTTCATCCTTTCCTAGGGTTTTCCCTTACTAATGCCATTAGTAGTGTCACGCTGAATAAGGGTTCTCTCTACCACGACTATTGTAGATCTCCGCATCAGAAATGTCCTCTTGTTCAATCTCTTCTCTTGGTGGTGCATCGATGCTGATCCACCCGGCATCACGCAGATAGCGGAGCCCTTGGCTGATGCAGTCGACGAACTCGTCATGAGCTGTGCCTTCAGGGAAGGAGCAGATCTGACTTACCATGCCCTCGGCCCAATCTCTCACGAATCCCCTGCGTACTGATGACTCAGGCACCCACACTCGGCCTGCCTTAATGATGTTCGCCACGATCGATAGTCGTTGGACTTTGTCAGCTCTGCCGGGGTTATATGCATGGACTGGCAGATGGGCACGTTGCAAGTCTTGTATAAGACTGATGCCTGCTGACTTGTCCTCAACTAG